TCAGAAGATGGTTCAGCACAAGGGTTACCAGATACTATATTAACTCCTGAAGAAAAAGAATTATTTTTAACATTTCCGGAAATTAACCAATTAGAATTAATACGTCAAGCTGCCATTAGACAACGTTATATTGACCAAACCCAATCATTAAATTTATCATTTGATGTTAATGATTCACCAAAATGGATTAATCAAGTACATCTTGAAGCATGGAAGCTTGGGGTAAAAACACTTTATTACCTAAGAACTGATAGTGTAATTAAAGGAGATTTGGGATCTCGTATGGCCGATTGTGTAAGTTGTGATGGGTAGTATATAAGTATATATTATATAATATAAAAGTAATTATAAGAGAGACACATTAGTGTCTCTTTTTTTTATATGTATAAGCAAATATTGTTTCATTTAAAAATGTTATTATTGTGTTAAATTATTTAAAAAATAAATGGATGGCCTTCAGAGACATTTTTAAAGACGAAAACGATATTAATGAAAAATCCGTAGTTGGGTTTTTATCGTTTGCTGTAATGGTAATATTTGCTGTTGTTGACTTAGCAACAGGGTATCTCGGTAAAGATTTAGTAATTAATGAATTTATTTATGACTCATTTCTATATATTACTTTAGGAAGTTTTGGAATAGCTGAAGCTGGAAAAATATTTGGAAAAAAAGAATAAATTATGAAAAAATTACTAGTATTATTAGCAATTTTAATTGCATTACCTCTTTATAGTCAAGAAAAACAAAAAAATAAATTCTTTAAAGATTTATATGAGGATTTCTTAAAGTATGGGACAATATACGGTGCAGGTAGTATATCTAATTCAATACAAGCTGCAGAACCTGTTTATTTTGTTAGAACAGGTGAAGGTGGAAACCTCTATGATATACCTAGAGTAGAAGATAACACCCCAGACTATCCCTTTGATTTTAGATATGGGTTTGGTATAAGAAAACTAGCTAGATTTGATTACGAAAGAAAACCTAGAAATTATTATGATGGAAATGAAAGCCAATTAGTATTTACAGCTCCAACTTCAGCAGTACAGGGATTAGAATATCAACTACATTGGGAAAAAGAAAGATGGATGGGAAGAGATTTCCAAAACCATAATGTTTTTATTAAACATACAGGTAAATACCACATTTTAAAAATACAAAGTAGAGAAGTAGGTAAAATTAACCTTAATTATAAATCAGCAGAAGCAAGATTTAGACTACCAATAGGTAAAAAATTCTCAATTTCAGCCGGAGCAATTGCTAGAGGTCATGATAGACCATATGGGTATAATCCTATAGAAATTTGGTTAAATGAAACCACAATGGATGATCAGGGAAATATGTATCCTGCTAATCCTTGGTATACACTAGGATATGAATATGGGTATCAAGATGTATTTTATACTGAAACGAGTGTTGATCCAAATACAGGAGAAGAAATAGAAAGGTATGATTGGTACTGGCTTAACCCACAAGGAGATAGAGTAGCAGATTCTGATTTAGAATTTAGAGATACTTACTTTACTAGATTAATGAATAGATTCAACCAAGAAAGATGGGATCAATTAGATCCTTGGGTTGAAGTAGCCCCTATAGTAGGATTTGATTTTTATCACTATAAAAGAAATTTCTGGTTACATGCCTATGGTAATGTAATTTTACCTTACCACAAATATATTAAAGGTGATGTACAATACTCATACTTACATAGAAATGGTTGGGGTCAAGGAGGTCATCACGAAGGACATTTAGATAGTAATGGCGATCAATGGACAGACTATTCAGCAGGTATTAGTTTAGGAATCAAATTAACCCGACATATTGGCATATTTGCAGAAGGTGAATTTGCTAAAATGTGGGATAGTGAGTTATATCAAACAACTTTTGGAATAAATTATACATTTAGATAAAAAATGGCAAAACAGTTAAGCGAAGATACTAAAATAACATTAGACTTAAAAACAGTAGGGCTATTAGTAGTAGGACTATCTTCTTTAATAGGTATGTGGTTTGCCCTACAAGCCGACATTGAGGAAGCAAAAGGACTTCCAGAACCCGAAATACAAAGGATTGAATTCCAAATGAAAGATGAAGCCATTAGAGATGCTATCATTAATACTCAAGGTGATGTAGAGGAAATAAAGGAGCAGTTAAAGAAAATTGACGAGCGCCTTTACGAACTACAAACAAGAAAATAAACTTATGAAAAAGTTATTATTAATATTATTATTATTATTTATAAGTTATAATTCTTTATCTCAAACAATTATTACAGATAAAAATTTTGAAAAAGTTATTGATGGAAGATCAGAATTTAGAGACGATGGAAATTCAATAGTTGTAGTAGAGTTTTGGGCTGATTTTAATAAAGATAATGCATTTAAAGATTGGGCTAAATTAAAAGGAGTTAAATATTATAGATGTGATATAGCAAAATCTCCTAATGCCAAAAAAGATTATAAAGTAAGAACTATTCCTCATATTATTATTTTTAAAGATGGTTATGATGAACATCATTTTAAAGCAGGATTAGATTTTTCAATCAGAAAATCCTGGGAAGAAATACAGGAAGTAATAGATCAATTAAAACAAGAAAGTAAATTTTAAGTTATGAGCTGGAAACAAGCAGGAACGTTAAAAATATTTGCTTTTATAGCAACCGAAATAGAGGTTACTTTAAAAGGACAGGGCAAAAAAGTATATTTTAAATTCACTAAAAGCAGTGGATCTATTGCAGCTGGTGGTGGACCAGTAGCAGGAGAGTGGTACGTAGACCCAAAAGATTTACCAAAAAAGGTAAGAATGAGATTTGGTGGTGCTGCTAGTACCGGTGGAGGAGCTATAATGCAATTCGTAGATAGAAAAGATGAAACAAAACTATATGGTCAATTTATTGCTCAAGTGGGGGGATTTGCTGCTAGTATGATTGATGATACAGTTAAATTAAAAGTAGGAAAATAATATGAGCTGTTATACAAGAGAACAAATTCAAGCTACAATGGAAAGTAAAGGATATAAATACTTTACTGGAGGTGACTTTGATGTAAATATAATCGGAGTTAGAAACTCAGAAACTAAAGGAAGAGTAACTAATGCTTTTGATGATTGTGTTACTATATCATATAAAGAAGATGGTGAATGGAAATTCCATTGCTATCAAGCTACAACAGACCCAGGTTCACATTGGGAACAAAATTTATTAAACAAAAAAGGTGTAGCTATCCTAAAACCAGGACAATATAGAGGATCACATCAACTAAGATTACATCGAGGTAAATACTTAGCTTTAGGACAAAAATCACCAGTTAAAGTTTATAGAGATAATAATAGAGATGATAACTATGATTTACTAGAAGAAAATATTGATGAAGGTATATTTGGAATTAATATACATAGAGCAACTGGGAAATCAGGTGGTAAATCAATTAGAGTAGATAAATGGTCTGCGGGGTGTCAAGTAATAGCAGATAATGATAATTGGCATCAATTTTTAGATATATGCCAAACAGCAAGAGAAATCTGGGGTAATTCATTTACTTACACATTATTAGAAAGTAAAGATATAATATAAGATGAAAACAATCCAAGCAATAATATTAACTACAAGTATGTCAATAGGATTTATATGTTCCTACTTTATGGAACTAACAATGCAAAACGCAGAACAATATTTGGCCATTACTACTTTAGTATTTGCTGATGGGTTTTTTGGTATAATAGCCGGAATAAAAAGAGAAGGATTTAAAACTTATAAAGCAATTAAAATCTTAAGAACTTTACTTTTTTGGGTTATTATGTTAACTTTAATATTAGTTATTGAAAAAAGCATCCCAGGGGCTAGTTGGTTAAGTGAAACTATGCTTATGCCCTTAGTTGTATTCCAGTTAATAAGTACTATTAAAAATGCCTCAATGGCTGGTTTTATTAAAGCTAATGTTCTAAATAAAATTCTAGATAGTATAGACAAACATAAAGGCCTTAGAGAATAAGTTGTCTTAGCTATTCTTCTTTATTATATTTATCACCATGTATAGATACAACGCAAAATTAGATAGGGTTGTTGATGGGGAC